GCTGACTTAGGCACGAACGCTATCTTGCCGTAATGAACGGGGATAGCCCCAGGTGGTACGTCACACATCTTGACAACGACGATTTTTCCGTCGAAGTTGATCGGATGTGTCCACCCGGGCATACCATGCAGCACTTCACGTGCGGCGGGGTATAGTTCAGAACTACAGGCGGGGACCTGCCCGAGTTTTGCTCGGGCGGACGCAGTTCTTTTTGGAATTTGCGTCGTAGCGCCTGGTCCGAATCTGAGCCGCAGATCGCTTAACTTCGGAACATCGCCCAATATAGAGGATATTTTCCGCGCGGCGTGCCAAAGGACACGCTCTACGCGAGGGAACATTTGAAAGTTCCCTCGTCCTCTAGATCGGAAGAGTTCGTTAGTCTCGCGACAACGACTCTCGGCCTCCATGAACTTAGCCACTGCCACGGCGCGCCTGTCGATGCCAAAGTCTAGGTCTCTTCTTTTTGAGAAGAAGGCCTGAGCCTGGCGAACATGCGCGCAATCAGCAGGAGTGTGGTTCGAATAATCGAGGTCAAGTGATAGAAGTGGTTGGAGGTTGCTAGCGAGTAAACCCGCGATCGCTTCCTCGACCCACATCTCGTCTTCAACTCCGAGGAGATGCCAAAGCGCAAGGTTGTGGAAGATTTCGGATGCGTCTTCATTGACGAGCTCCTGATCCCAACGTGTATAGACACGCATATAAACCCTTCAAAGAAAGGAATTAGGGGTCCCTGGCTGAACCAAAGGGACGGCACTTGTCTGAGCCTTATGAGCTCAGGTGGGCGCCACCAGCAGATCAAACAACTCAGCGACAGGGCCCGTCGTCACAGGTGTGACGGACGTGCTCACGCCGTTATCGATGTTGACCGCGAGCTGTCGAACCAACCGGCGACCAGCCACATCGGATCGCTCATGGAAAATGCCGGTCGTGATGACCGTGTTTTCGTAGGCGACCTTGGGCTGAGCGCTGTAGCCGGACGAGTTGCTACCCGTAACGACTTCCTGCACCGGTACGACTGTTCGCTGCTCCACACGATAGAGCCCCGTCTTGGGGTTCTTGTCGAGGGTCATCTGGACGCGGATCTGTGCATTGGTGGGAACACCAGTGGCAGACTCGCGCCATTGCGCCGTTACCTTGTCCCGCTCTTTCGAGACCGAGACGGGTAGCAGCGTGTGGCTGACCGGAGTAGCAGCACCGTCGAAAGCGACGATATTGGAGATTGCAGACATGGATCTTCAATGGTTGTGGGTTGAATCCGCCTTACCAAAGGGCGGCCCGGGTTGATGGACCTATTTAAAGGCTTGAAAGAGCAATGAGATAGCGTTCGCAGCCCTCGTCCAAGACGGCACCTCGCTCAGGGGTTTAAACTGAGGGAGGCGCACAGGAAGAGAGCTCTCTACGGTCCTCTCGAACCGAATGTTCACCCGGAGGAATCCGGCTGACCATCGTTGAGACCCACCGCCTACATAGGTAGCACCCGTGCAGGATTGGTAGGTTTTATGCGAAATGACATATTTCGCCGTGAGCGACCTGTCCAGGTTGACTGCCTCGAGGTAGTTACCAACTGGAATGAACCAGTCAGCAACAAAACTCCAAGGAAGCTTCTCCCAAACAAGGCTGGCCGGGTCTTGCAGACCCAGCAGTGACACCTGATTTATCCTGGTCACGATCGCCTTTACCGATTTACGTTGGTAAACCGATCCAGAGATCGTGTAGGACGGTGAGGGTGACACCCCCGGCCCTGATTTTCTCAGGGAGGCGCGGTATACCATTGGCTGATCACGCTCGAGGTACCAAGCAAGATGCTTGACAGCCCCGAAGACGTCGTGAACCAACGGTAGCCATCCGTACTGAAGTTGGAGCCAATTGCTTGACACCCACTCAGCATTAACTTTCGAGGAAGAGATATTCTCATGCTTCCTCGTACGCTTCTTCCCCACAAGGGTTTCAGCGGCCTGTCTAACCCGCCCCTTGCGGAGCTGGCGGACAGACTTGTTAATGCGATGCGCAGCCTGAGCCAAAGTGGCTAAGGCCTCTCTTCCTTCGCCCAAGAACACAGCGGCGTTAAACGCCGTGCCCTCGATACGCTCTCTGAGGCGCCCGTAAAGGGCGTAGTCATCGTCGGACGTCCAAAACCCCGGCGGGAAGCCGGCGTTCCCGAGCCCAGCGGTGGAATTGTAGCTAATCGAGCTAGACGGCAATGGGGGTTGATTCCCAGGGCAGTTGCTCGAGATCGCGTAGATCCCATCACGCAGGTGCTCAAGAGTCATTAAGTAGACGTTCTCCGGCCAGTGGCGGCGCTGCTTTGCAGCGCCACGCTTTAGAAGCTTGCGCTTCCACACATACTCTCCCTTTTGGAAAGAGCGGTACTGTACGAAATCAGTGCCTTCATCGAGAGGGGGTGGCGTGAACGTATTCTGTCCAGACCACGTCTTTCTGAAGTACTCACCTACGATCGCAGGAGTCCCAGGA